TAATATATTTATATATATAAAAACTAAATAGATTTACATAATCCTCTTGTGTTAGAGTTCTCTCCTGTCCTCCGCAGGAGGATTATGTAATAACAATTCGATAGGAGAAAAAATGCTAAAAAAAACAAATGACCGATTCCAGGATTTGGAATTCCTAGTTGATTTACTATCACTAGAAATTGCAGACCTATCACGCAACATTAAAGAACTACGTGAAGAAGTAGATTATCTTGCCAATGTTGTAGGACTTGATGATTAAGTTAGATGGCTACGAATTACCTGCACATATATCTTACTCAGCATTCACAACTTATTTAACTTGTGGGTATCAGTATTATTTAGGTAGGTTATTGCAGGTTCCTGAAGAACCAAGCATCTGGTCTGCTGGTGGCAGAGCGTTTCACTATGCTGCAGAATTGTATGACTATGACAATGACTAATGAACTATGGGCAAAAGCCTGGGCTAAAGAAACTAAAGACCTAGATTTCTCTACTGCTCGTGTAGCAGGAAGAGCCACCAAAGAAAATCCAAATAAAGAGGATGCTGTTTGGTGGAATGAGAATGGCTCTAAGTGGGTAGACAACTACATCTCTTGGAGAAAGAACAATCCTGATTGGAAAATCTGGACCACCCCTCAAGGTGTAAAGGCTATCGAATTAGAGTTGAATCCTGTCATCGCTGACGTGCCAGTGAAGATGTTTATTGACAGGATATTTGAGGTTAACGGACAACTTGTGATTGTCGACCTCAAGACATCACGAACCAGACCTCAATCCGATTTACAACTTGGCTTCTACAAAATAGGAGTAGAACTTATGTTGGGGGTTGAGGTTAACCTTGGTAACTACTGGATGTCCAGAGAATCAGGGACAGGGGAAATGATTGACTTAAGTAGATATACCATAGACACTCTCGAATATTTCGTGGATGGTTTTGATAAGGCTCGCAAGGCTGGTATATTTCTACCGAACCTACAATCGTGCAATTTCTGTGGACTCACAGAGCATTGCCAATTTACTAAGGATAAAAAATGACAGTAGAAAACTGGAAGTTACAAGTATCATATAAAACTGGAAGCGGAGATATGATTAACATCCGTGCTAATACAGCAGATGAACTATCTGTTTTGTTAGAAGGTGTTGGTGATTACGCAGTTCAGATTGCAGCAACGCAACGATTGCTTGGAGCGTCTTACGCAACAGCCCCTTTGGGGACAGCGCCTACAACGCCAAGCATCGCGCCAGCGGTATCCTCTCCAGCAACCCAGGCAGGGGCAGTGTCCCCTACTTGCGTTCACGGAACGAGAACATTCCGAAGCGGAGTGAGCAAGACAACGGGGAAACCTTACGCGTTCTGGAGTTGCCCACTACCAATGGGTCCAGAGCAGTGCAAGCCAGCAAACGCCTAGTTCAGTTTGAACTAGAATAGAATTGGTTGAGGGGTAATTAATCGGGGAAGGTGGTTGCCCCTCTTCCAACTTAAGACAGGAGCATTGTGGAATTTCCGAATTGGTTTGAAGGACAGAAATATAATTTTGAAGAACATCTTGAAAGATTCAAAGGTCTACCTAATCTAAAGTTTCTACAACTTGGTGCATATACAGGTGATGCAAGTGAATGGTTATGCGATAACATCCTGACAGGTGAAGGTAGTCTTCTACGTGATGTTGATACTTGGCAAGGTAGTGATGAACGTCAACATAAAAGTATAGATTTCAATGAAGTCTTTAAGACATATATCGCTAAGACATTTGAAAAGCCTAGGTCATATCACGAGATGACAACTAAAGAATTTTTTACCCTAACTAAATTTGGTAAATATGATTTTATTTATGTAGATGCTAACCATACAGCCGATGCTGTTGCATCTGACGCTGAGTATTCTTGGGAACTATTAAAGAAGGGTGGCATCCTTGCATTTGATGACTATATGTGGGGTCAAGATATGAAACCTGAACTCACACCTAGACCAGCCATTGATAACTTCCTTGAGTTTCACGAGGGTGAGTATAATATTCTTACTAAGGAATACCAGGTTTGGATTGAGAAGTTATGAGAACATTAGTTCGTAGTATAGGTAGGACCGACATCGGTGGCGAGCCGTTGCCCTCTGTGTTCAAAGCATTTGATGCTAACAAAATAATCCTACGCAGGGCAGAAGTATCTATGCTGGCTGGAACTCCAGGTGTCGGCAAGTCCACCTTGGCTTTGGCTTTAGCCCTCAAGATGAAAGTTCCAACGCTATACATATCAGCAGATACCAATGCACATACTATGGCTATGCGTCTAGCCTCTATGATTTCAGGTAAGAATCAAACTGATGTAGAACAACTGATGAACACAGACCAAGGCTGGACACGTGCAACACTTGCTAAGGGTTCGCATATTGTCTGGTCATTTGAATCATCACCTAGTCTACAAGATATAGATGAAGAAGTCTTAGCCTTTGAAGAACAATGGGGTTGTCCTCCTGTTGCTATCTTCGTAGATAACTTAATGGACATAGCCACTGATGGTGGCGAAGAGTTTGCATCAATGCGTGCAATTATGAAGGAGTTGAAATACCTTGCTCGTGCAACTAATGCTGCCGTCATTATTCTGCATCACACTTCTGAGGCTGTTATGGGTAGTCCTTGCCAGCCAAGGTCTGCCCTTCAAGGTAAGGTTGCACAACTTCCTGCCCTCATCTGCACTCTTGGTGTCATTGGCACTAGTATGGCAATTGCTCCCGTAAAGAATAGATATGGGCGTGCCGATGCCAACGCTAACCTAGTTTGTTGGCTATCATTTAACCCTGAGTATATGTATATGGAAGATATACCAGAGAATGGAGGGTAATATGATAAGAGAAGAAGAAGATGATATGACTCAAGAAATACGTGCGCTTGTTATGCTGGAGACAGCAAAGGAAGTTAGAAAGTTTATTGAGAAGATTGAATCATCTAAGATAGAAGAGAAAGATGAATGGTCTATCGGTCTTAACCAAGGATTAGATTGGGCTACTCGCATTCTTAACAAGGATAAGAGTGCTTCTTAATGGTAGAGGTTAAGTTATCACCAGAAGAAATTCAATCTGCTTTACAATTTGTTGAAGCAATGCGTGAAGACAAGAAAGAATATAATGTAGTTGATAAAAAGTTTGATGCTAAGAATACTTCTTGGGCTGTCAATCTTATGGGCTACCTAGGTGAACTTGCTGCTGCAAAAGTATATAAGACAACCACTGATAATAGGGTGTTGACTGGCGGAGATGCTGGACACGACCTTGTTGTTGATGATAAAACTTATCAAGTAAAAACTACTGTAACAAAAGAATTAATATTTAATAGTAAAGAATTATTTTCTGCTGACTATGCAATATTAGTAACTCTTATTGGGGATAGAACTCAACCACATATAGACTCACGCTTTATAGTATGGGGTGATATATCAAGAGAAGATTTTCTCAAGGTATGTAAAGAAAAGAACTATGGTTATGGTGAAAGATTTGTCTGTGATGTCAATGCTTTGAACCAGGTGGTAAGTGGCTAATCCTAATGGGCGCAAGGGCGCACAGTTTGAAACAGATGTAATGAAGTGGCTCCGCAAAGCGGGTGCTATGGCAGAACGTCTGACTAAGGCTGGTGCTAAAGACGAAGGCGATATGGTTGTTATCATTGCTGGTAAGTCTTACATCCTTGAGTTAAAGAATCGTGCAACACTTTCATTGCCTGAGTTCTGGCGTGAAGCAGAAATAGAAGCAGTTAACTATGCTAAGGCTAGGGACATTGAAGATGTTCCGTTGCATTATGTTGTAGTTAAAAGAAGAAATGCTGGAATAGAAAATGCTTGGGTCATTCAAGACTTAAGCCAATGGATGAAAGAGAAGACAGGAGATGCACAAAATTGATAACGACTTACCTTCAGTTAAGGACATCCTTATACATTACGGCGCGACCTTGCGTGCTACGCGTGGGCAGGTTAACCTTAAGTGTCCGTTTCACAGCGACACACACCAAAGTGGTAGCGCAAATCTTGACAAGAACATATACATTTGCTTTGCCTGTGGTGTTCAAGGTAACAGTATTCAACTTGTCCAGTTACAAGAGAGGGTAGATTTTCGTGAAGCAAAGCGCATCGCAGAAGGAATTACTGGGGAAAGCAGCGGAGAAATACGCGGAGCATATACATCTGGCAGAAGGCTACCTAGCAAGCAGGGGAATAACAAGGGAAGTAGCGCGTCTAATGTCATTAGGCGTAGTCGCAGAGCCTGATGTTGGACACGAAGCATTCCAAGGAAGATTATCCATACCGTATATTACCAAGACTGGTGTTGTCGACTTGCGTTTTCGCAGTCTTAATCCTGCTGTTGAACCGAAATATATGGGTATGACTGGTGCTGAAACTAAAATGTATAATGTCTTAGACATTGATAGAGCAGGTGATTACATAGGAGTGTGTGAAGGTGAACTGGATACTATTACTCTCAGCCATTGTGTTGGCTTCCCTTGCATCGGCGTTCCTGGTGCTAATTCTTGGAAGAAACATTATACTAGGTTACTTGCGGACTTTGAAAGAGTATTCGTCTTCGCAGACGGCGACCAACCAGGCACGGAATTCGCACGCTCACTGGCTAGGGAACTCCCCGTTACTATCGTGCAATTGCCAGAAGGAGAAGACGTAAACTCTGCCTTTGTAAAGTATGGCGCAAGTTATATAAAGGAGAAAGCAGGAATAGATTGAGCGAAGATGAGTTTACAAACAATCAATGTAATGATTGTGGTAAAGTCTTTGATAGTTCATTTGAATTAATTGACCACGTTCTTGATGATGATGAAGAGTTCGACCCTTACTATGCCTTACCTAGTGGATATAAATTATTATTAGGTTCATTGCTTAGGTTCTTATATGGCAACGCTGATAACCCCGAACAGATTAAACATATAACTCAGTCAACATATGTAGCCTTGTTCGCTGCTGAGAATGGTTATGATTTAATAGATGAACTCGTTGAAGATATGGTTATTAAGTCAGCACTTCAAGACTTTGATTCAAGTCTTAAGAAGTTATTAGAAGAGGAAACTAAGGATGAAGGCGAGGAATGAAGAGATATGGCAGATTATAGAACATCTAAGGAACCAGGGGTTAGATATAAACCAATACCAGGTGGAAGAGAATACGTTACTGGTAACTCTAAAGATACCCCTTATAGTTTCCCCGCAGAAGTAGCCAGTGTCTTCGATGAACTAGAAGAACTGCTCCTATCCAAGCATAAAGACTATGGTCCAAAGAACATCAGCCAATCCCCAGGCGGTCCTCTCAACGGATTACGTGTTAGACTATGGGATAAACTCGCACGCCTAAATAACTTAACAGATAACAACAGCCTACCCCAGCACGAATCTCTTGAGGATACCTTCAAGGATATGGCTAACTACGCTGTCATTGGACTGCTAGTGTTAAGAGATAAATGGGATAAATGAAAGAGAAAGAGTTGTTTGAATGGCTCAAGGAAAAGCATTTCCCCGACCTCGAACACTCACCTCAAGTCTATGATGGCTTTGATTGTGTAACAATAAAGTTTGGAATGTTTATAGAACTCAAGTCCCGCAACACACACTACGATACTCTATTGCTAGAGAAAAAGAAGTTTGATTTCTTAGTAACTAAAGCAAAAGAGTTAGGACTTACCGCTTGGTATGTAAACTATACGCCCTCTGGAGTATGGTCATTCAAGTTAGATGATGAGAATGATTTTGTATGGGAAGATAAATGGTTGCCAGTTACTACTGAGTTCACTAACAAAAG